TGTTCTTTCATTGTCATTGCTTTTTTTGTCATTTTTTTAATCTTTTACGTTTTAAATTATTTAAAGTTTTCTTTGTAAGATATCCAGCTTCTCTAGTTTTAATTTTGTTGTGTTTAACTTTTTTAAGTCTTGTTGCTAAATTTTCTTTTTCAAAATCTTTTATTATTTTTTTAACCCCAATAGTAGTCATTGCATTCTTCCTCAAATTTAGTTTCAACATATTTTTCTGCTTCCTTATCGGAAAGACCTTTGGCTTTTGCTTCTTCCCAAAATTTTTCTTTTAAGAAATCATTTATTGAGTGACTCATCTTTTACCTCGTATTTACTTATTGAAGGCAATAAACCTTCGTTACTTAATTTTTCTTTAAATTTAAATATTTCAACATCAATGACATTGAGTAATTCTTCTACTGAATAAATAATGTATTGCTGACCAAACTGTTTTTCGACATTACGTTTCTGTTCATTGGTTTTACAAACTAAAACATCTTGTTGAGTTTCTTTGTGTTCAACCAACCAAGTTTCTTTAGGAAATGGTTTGATGTTGTTTTTTGCTAATTCTTTCTCTAAAGCTGCATAACCACGTAGCATTGTCTCTACAGACCGCATAATTGCTGGGTTTTTTGCATAAACTAAATCTAGGTTCAACTTGGTTCGGGCTTTAATGAACCTTTTTTGAAAGTTTATATCGGCTAATTTTTCTGGTTTTTCAACCCCAAAGTCAGTAACTAAGCGGATTTCAGCTTGTTTTAGCTTCATCAATAAATTATTTATCGTTTCGTTATACATATTAATTTAATTCTCTAGGTTCGTTGGTTCGGTTCTCTGTATTACAAATACAGAGAGAACCAAACCAAAAAACGTTGCCTTTTGTACAACTACCGTTAAAAAACGAACCAAAAACGAACCAAAAACGAACCAAATATTAAGCATCGTTTTTATCCTCAGTTAACTCTTTTTTAGCTATAAATTCTTTTAAATCAATTAAGTAAAGTTTCAAATTCATAGCTTGTTGTTGGTGAAACTCAGTATTGATAAAATCTTGCATGGCTTCTTTGTTATGAAAATCTATAGCTCTAATTAGTAAAGCAATAACATCTTGATAGGGCATTCTGGTTGTATTAGTAAATTTTCTTTTAATCTCGTTGCTCATCTTTCTTTTCATCTTTATCTTTGCCAATAAACTTAAACAACATGGCAAACCATTTTTGCTCAATTTTTTCTTGTTGCTTTTTACTTTTCTTGTTCATTGAAATAGGTGCTGCACAATTCTTTTGTCTGATAGCCTTTTTTGTTGTCTTTTAATAGCAAATCTAAATCTACTAATTTTTTCAAAGCACGATTAACTACACTTTTATTTAAATTAGTAATCTCAATAATCTCTTTATTTCGTAAATAAAAGGCACTTGGGTCATCTGCCTTTTCTTGTGCTTTGAAAATGCATTCAAAAATAAATTCATCATTGTTGTTTATTTCTTGTGGTTTTGGTAAGTCAGCTTCTTCAACAAACTCCAATGCACCAGAACTCATATCTTTATCCCCAAACAAAGATAAATCTTGTTCAACAAACTTGAAGTTTTTACGCTTCATTGGGACACCATCTTTGACTAAAGTTTGTGACAACTCAACAAACATATCAGAACCTACGTTTGTTCTTTTAACTCTGTATTCCCAATCTACCGAAGCTTGTAAAACAGAAGATCCCCTCGCTCTATCCATAGAATTATGACCAGTGTGATGAACTAAAATTATTGTAGCTTCAAATTCATTACGTAAATCGTCAACACGTTCTATGAATTCAGACATATCTTGAGTGCTAGATTCATTGCCAGAAAAGGCACGTTGCAAAGTATCTATGACAATACAACCTACCTCACCGTGTAATTCTTCTGCTTCGTGTATGTGATCTTTTAATAATTGATGGTCTTTATCGTCTAGCAATCTAGCACCACGATTTGACACTAATAAAGGTGCATTGCCTAAAGGTTGGTCATTCAAGGTTTCCCATGATTTAAGTCTTCTAGCTATATTTTTATTTCCTTCTCCTGCTAAATAAATTACCGAAGATTTTTTTGTTTTATGTGTGTGCCAATCACGACCAGTAGCTATATTTGCTGCTAAATCTACTGAAACAAAAGACTTTCCAGACTTAGCTTGACCAAAAATACCAACAATAGAATCACGTTCAGCAATATTTTTTACTAACCAATCTGGCGGTTGTATGTTTTTTAAAATTTCATTAACTTGCAATAATTCAAAACTGACTCTTTTTTTAACTACATTAGCTAAACAATAATCTAAAAATTCATTAGAATTTTTAAAAAAGTCATTGATCTTGGCATCGTATAAATCGTCTTTTTCTTTAAAGTTTCTTGGTGGTTTAACAACAATACATTCTTTGGTAATTGGCTCTAATAAATCTTTTAGTTGTTGACCACATTTAAGACCTTGTTCGTCTTTGTCTGGAAAAATAATAACCTTGCGATTTGTTAAAGGTGTCCAATCGCAATTTTCTATGTTACCAACGCCACCATGCCAACAAGCAACGTCACCTTCGGTAAATATACTTTCCGCACCCAAACAAGCTTTTTCACCTTCATTAATAACAACATAACCTTCTGGGTTTTTATTAGTACAAAAGATCGGTAGTTTGCCTTCGGGTCTTTTCATTACCCAATTGCCATTTTGCCTGGAGAAGGGTGCATATTTTTGTTTAATTTGATGCTCTGGTTTGAATCGCATGACACAAAAATCATCTGAGTATCTAGTAAATATTTCTGCTTCAGCTTTTAGGGCAAACATATCTTTATCGGTGTAAGTCTTATAAGTTTTTTTTGGTTTGGGTTTAGCTTTAACTTTAACTTTGGGTAGCTCATTTTTATAAGGTTCTAAGACTTCATTGACATCTAAACCTTCTCTTTGTATCAACCAAGTAAGACCACCACCTTCTTTTTTTTCAAAATCAAAAAAAGCTGATTTTTCTAGGTCTAATGTCAGTGAACCTTTATTACCCCAACGATAACTTTTACCATCTTTTTTATTTGGCTCACCAAGTAGGGCAACAGCTATCTCTGGGGTAATTTTTTCCCATTCGTAATGCATGAATGAATTACGTTAAAAAGGAATTTCGTCATTAAATGATACTGGGTCAGAAGATGTAGTTTCTATAAGTGTGTCTTGGGAATGACTAGAACTATCATCTTCTGCCGTATGCCAACTTGGAATAACAAAACTTTCTGGTCTTTGTTGCCAACCTGACAATTCAAATTTAGGTATAGATGTTGAACCCATACCAATACTTATGCTTTCAGAACCTACCCATTTAACAATAGGTAACTTGCCTTCGTTTTCTTTTAAACCTTGCCAAATTAAATTACCAATTTGTTGAAAACCAGTATATTCACCATAGCTATTACGTTGCCATAAAGAAGGAGCATGAGTAATATTTTGATCGCCATTGATATATTTGGGTAACACCCAAACTGAAAAAGCTTTTTTATAATCTTCATCTGGCTTGTCAACTTTACTAAATAAATCTTTACCCCAAACATAAGAATAGCCATTGACTGCATCGTACTTACCAAAACCCATGAGCATTGTTGCTGGGTCAATCATAAAATGCGATACATCAATAGCTTCTTTGCCACGATAAAAAGTTTTTTCTTGAAAGTGATGTTTCATATAGGGACTATCTTCTGAATCTACTACAAAAGGATTATTTTCGGTCATTGTTTACTCCGTGTTTTCTTTGATTAATTTATTAAATGTTGCTTTTAAAAAATCAATGTTTTCACTAAGGTAGGTTTCAAAATCCAGTTCAGCTTCCATTAAAAAACGTCTTTCACGACAATTTAAGTAATAAATTTGTTTGCAAAAGTCTAAAAAATTAATATCTTCTAGGTTAAAACTGCCGTTTGAATTTTTTTTATCTAAGGTCATTCACTTCTTCTTTAAAAATTGAGAATTTGATTTTTGACTGTAAAAAAAACTTTGTCAAATATCGGTCTGGTACTTGTACAAATTAGTAAAAAGGTGTTTAATAGACAAATAAATAAATTTTTTGGAGAAAATTATGAAAACAATTAAACAAATACAAGATGAAAAATTATTTGACTACGATCAATCATATAAAATTCAATGTGGACATAATGCTCAGATTGATTTAGAAGAAATGTTTAAGTTACAAGAACTTAATATTAAGGATCTTAAAGCTTTAAAAAAATCTATTAAAGATGAATTATCTTCAAATGAGCAGAGTTTCTTAGAAGTAGCTCAAAATATAAGAAGAGCTAAACATCATTTCACTAAAGCTATAGTAGAACAAATTAAACAAAAACAAATGGAAAGATTACTTTCTAAAATTGAAAATAGTTAAGGAGAAAATTATGAACTATAAAGGTTATAAAATAGAAAAGTCACATACTTTAGGGCGTAAAGTCTGGACTATAGAGTGTAGCAATTTTATAAAGACATTTTTACTTTCAAGAGCTTGTCCAGAAATCGGATTAAATGTTCAGTTTGAAGGTACGACACCTAAATATATTTTGACTAGGACTTTAGCAGATGCAAAGTCTTACGTTGATGAGTGCATAATTGATCACGAATTATATATTGACAGCTACTTTAGCGGTCGTTGAATAACTCTTTCTGGTATTTGTACAAAGAATTTATTTACTTGTACAACTACTAAAGGCATATTAAATTATTATTTTTGGAGAAAAGTATGACTGAACACATAAAACGTACCGAATTGTCTGGTAATAAAAGGGTGGTTGCTTATGTACACAATGGCGATAAACCTAGACAAAAAGCCGATATAAATTATCTTAAAAAAAACACCGATATAGAAATCATCAAACTCTATGAAGAAGCTGCTGAAATTAAAGGCAGTGAACGACCTGAGTTATTAAAAGCGTTACGTTATTGTCAAAAGAAAGGTGCAACCTTATTGCTCTTGCAAAATAACGGTATGTTAAATTCCTTTGCAGTCTGTTCTATTATTTTTGAACACTTAGCCAATTACAAAATCAAGACGAGCATTTGGTCTTGGGATAGTTCGCAAAAATTAGATCTTGGTCTAATAGAAATAAGTGTTAAAACCTTAATGGCATTAGCCATGCAACATTCCAAACATATTTCCGAACGTACAAAATTAGCTTTAGCCAATGCCCGTGAACGTGGCGTCGTGTTAGGAGCAAAACCCAAAGTCTTAAAAAAAGCTACCGATTTAGCCAAGTTAAGCAATCGCAAAAATGCCCAACAATACTATGAATCGGTGTACCCAATTATCAATAAAATACAACAAGCGGGGGGTGAATCGTTACGAGACATTGCTACGGCTTTAACGGAACGTAATGTATTGACCAGGCGAGGTAAAGCCAAATGGAATGCTTCGCAAGTTAAAAATGTTTTAGATAATTACGAGGTGCAAAAATGAGTGAAGTAAAAAAATTAAAAGAAACTGTGATGCCATTGCAAAAAGATCGTAGCAACAACGATCATTTTAACGATAGTGTCAGTGTTGCCATTCATGATTTGTTACTGACTTTGGATAATCAGTTTTTGAAAGAAACTTTTACCTACGACATTCGTTACTGGGAATTTCAAAGCAATATGTTAAAAATTATGCGTCACCAATATTATATTACTTACAATCAGGTTTTAAGTTGCAGTGATTTTTTATCACAAAGCACTATTGATCGTTGGTTACAAGCTGCGGTAGCCGAAAGCATCTTGACTGCCGTGCCAGATAAAAACGATCATCGGGTCAAACGCTACGAACTGGTTGATGGTAAATCGTTGCAAACTGTCATTCTTTGGCAACTGGAATTTTTAAAAATCTACACGAAGAACGCTAAAAACTTTAGTGCAATGGCAACTTATGTTGAAACATTGACTGCTGAATACGAAACCATTTTAGAAGCTTTGGAAAATACTTCTCAAGCTGACATACGATAATTTTGACAAAAAAAAATAAAATGGTTTATAACTATAAAGTTATTTTGGAGAAAGGAGAACGTCATGAAGGATAATTACAACTACAAACAGTTAGGCACGAAGTGTGTTCGCCTAACATTACCGCTCTGCAATGCTGGGGACTTGCAACGGGTATATGAACACTTAGCAAATCTAGTCAATGAACTGGAACCAATTGCTAAAGCCAAGACCAACCAAGCGATGAAAATATCTCATGCTCGGTACGTGATTCGCAGCACCCAATACAAAATCAAAGACCTCAAAGGCAAGGTGTACGATGCGGTTTAAGACCAGAACATTTAAAGGTTGTACAACTGTACAACAGTTACGTGTAATTTTAACTTTTAACATAAGGAGATACGTATGAAAGCTAATTACCAAGCGGTGAAGCTCCGCATTCAAGCGAATCTTAGAGCTAGAAAAATAAGCCCTAATACTTCGTATAATATATATGATAGTAAATCATCTAAAACCCCTAGACTATGTAAACCAGCTAGAAATGCTAAAAGGTCAGAACCTTTTACTTTAGCTAAGAAGTTTATACATCTGCATTTATACGGGGGTGGCAACCTTACTATTGCTCGACAAGATTTTAAACTTGCTAGTGATCGTGCCGAAGGTTTTACTAATGTTTTTGTAAAAGAACGAGAAGAACCCTACGTTGTTAGAGAATCCCAAGATGAAGTCTATGACAGTTACTTTAGGACTGGGGAGTATCAAAATGCTTAATTTAGCCGTAGGTAAAATTACTCCAGATGATCGTTTATCTTTTTCAATACTAGAGGCATCAATAAATGGTACTAAATATGCCAAACCAAATGATGTACTTAACAATTGCATAGCTGCAAGTGAAGGCAAAGATATTTCTATAGCAACCAATGGTTTTATGGAAGTTGGCAATCATTTAGAAAAACCAGTTATGGAACTGTTAGCTAAAAGGTTGGGTTTAATTGATATGCAATATGAAATTACTGAACCAGTAAGACATAAGCATTTAGAGTTAAACGGGTCATTAGATGGTTTGGGTGTTGCTAATAATATTTTTGTTAGTCAAGACGAAGAAAAGGGTTTCTATCTACCAGAACACGATGAAGGTGAAGGTATTAAACTCAATGGCAATATAATTATTGAAATAAAAATTGCTACGGGTTTTGGTGAAACAGTTTTACCAGCTTGGCGTGGTGTGACACAAGTAAAAGCTGCAATGGCTACTTGCGAATATGATTATGCAGTTATTGGTGTGCTTTATGGTTCTGATCTACGTTTGTTCTTTTATGAGCGTGACTTAGACTGGGAAAAAAACGTCTTAGAACCTCACGTTAAAGATTTTACTCGCAGAATCATTGAAGGTGATTTATACCCACCTTTTGACAATGAAGAATGTGCTGATATGTACCCCGTTGATAATGGCAAAACAATTAATTTGCCAGACTATGCTTTGGAACTGATTGAATCAAGAGAACATTGCGATAAAACCATGAAAATATTGAAACAAACTAAAGATGAATGCGATAGGGCGTTAAAAGCTTTGATGCAAGAATCTAGTTATGGCAATGTTGGTGATTATGTTGTGCGATGGAAAACTACACATTACAAAGCCCAACCAGAAAAAACAAAAATTATTGAAGCGAAATCAGCTAGAACAACTAGAAATGTTTTAGCGATTCGTAAAAGTTGGGAAGATTAAACTTCTTCTAAGCAGAGTAAGGCGTTACGCTTTGCTCTGTTTGGTACTTGACTAGCGTATTTACTATCTAAAATTTCTTCTGAAGCTGTTTGATAATCAGCTTCATCTATAGCTTCTAATAATAATTTAAAACCAAGTAATTTTTTGATGCCTAAGTTGTAGCACATATCACATAACACTATTTTTATGTTCATTGGTTCAAACTTCCACATTGGTATATTTCTATCTAAATCAACAAAAACAGTTTCTATATCGTTTTCTAACATAAAGTCTGCTTCTGCTTGGCGTATGCCGTTTAGCTCAATATTTTTTCCCCAACCTAAAGTTAAATAATTTTCAGAACATCTATAGGGCAACAACTCACAACCTTCTTCGTGTTTTATTTTTTTTATAAAATTTTCTTTAAATAAAGGTGTTACACCAATTTCATCGCTATCTTCTTTAAATACCATGCCTTGATTGTCTATATAACTTTCTAAATAATCTGGTTCTACATCTGGAGTTGTTTTCTTTTGTTTGAAAAATTTAAACATGGGGTTTTTTATTTTTCATAATGCCAATCACACTTCGTACCCCAAAACTTGCACCAACAATGACTGACAACGAATATTTATACCAATCTGGCATAAGGTCTAAAGCTGCAAAGCCGTCCATCACATAAGGCACTGTTGCTGGTATAAAAGCTAAAATTAAGGGAATAGAAAATAAAATAACTAAGTATTCATCTTTCCAACTTTGACCAGCATTTCGTGCTTGTAAGGTTTCCCAATCGGCTATGCTTTTACTAGATTGCACCATTACTTGTGCTTCGGCTTTGGCTTTGGCTTTGGTTTTTTCTACTTGACCTTCTAAATAAGAGCCACCAAGTTTTGAAACTAATTTTATAAAACTCAACATTATTCAAATAATTCTTTGGTTAATTCTGCTTCAAACAAAGCTCGGTATTGTTCTCTAGTAATCATATTTAAATTTGCTCTTAGACGTTCTTTGTTGTTTTCCTTATAAGCTAAATCAAAAGTTTCTTCGGTATATAAGATCATTAAAAAAAAGATTTCACGACTAAAGAGGACAATAAGGTAATAACTACTCCAGCTATCCACCACAAACGCTGATTGTTAGTCACAATCATTGCTTCTAAACGATCAAATTTTTCATAACATTGTTCCCATCGCAAACCGCAAATTTCTTCATGGTTTGTTAAGGCATTTGAGACTTGATTAATCGTTGTCCTCGATGTTTTTTTCTTCGCTGTTGTCGGCATTTTCTTCACTATTGGTTTCAAGCATTACTCTAAGTGCTTCGGTTTTTAAATTTACTAATTCTTTTTTATCAGTAAATTCTCTAGCTAAAGGTTCTAAAGCTATCAAGCGTTGTTGATAAACAACAATTTCTTCCATTAATGCTTGTTGTTCTTCTGACATATCGGCTTTGCGATATTCTATTTTCTCACCACTGTCTTTTTGTAAAGTTACAATTTGTTCTTGTTCGCTCATAATTTATTCGTTAAAAAAGTTAATTAAATTTGTTTTAATTTTTGCATAGCCATACGGGTTGAATTTTTTTAAAACTATTGCCAACACAAAACCAAATACTAATATGCCTAATAAAATATCCATTATTGACCAATAGATTTTTGTATGGTTGTAGGATTTTTTTGCTCTTCTATCTGAGCATCTAAACTAGCTTCTAATTCTGTAACTGCTTCTTCACCCATGGCAGCTATGACCCATGCTTGTACGTCTTCAGTAGTAACGCTGTCAAAATCTATAAAGCTATCTAAATCATCAGTAGCTAATGATTGTGTACCAAAACTAGATGCTAAATAATCTTCACCTTCAGTTTTGCTAACTTGCCAATGCACATTATAAATTACATTGTTATTTTTTTCTTTTGTAGGGTAGCAATCTACAGTTTTTACATTCCATTCCATTTTATTTGCCTCTTAAGTTATTTATTTGTGTTTGTAAATCTTCTATTAATTCTTGTTGTTCTTGGATTGCTTTTATTAAAATAGGAGTTAATTTTAAATAATCTAAAGCATAATCTGATTGTTTTTCATCTTTAGTTTCATTGTGTTGCAACAACCATGTGCTGTTTTTTTCTATGCCAACTTCTGCCAAAGATTCTTCCAAGTCTTGTGCTATAAGACCATACATTTTAGGTGAATCTTTATCATCAATTTTGTAATTATATTGACTTGGTATTAATTTATTAATTAAATTTAAGCCTAGTTCTAAATTACTTATATTTCTTTTAAAGTTTCTATCAGAAGGTAAAGAGTTAGCATTTGTACTTATACTACCTACACCAGAACCATCATAATAAAAACCTAATATTTCACCATGACTGCCAGTTCTATTTAAAGATAAAGTCTGTCCATTGTTTGTAAAATTACTATCTGAATTAGGAGCTAAAACTATTTTTGAATCATTGTTAAATGTTGAAGAAGTGCTACCTAATAAAACTTTACCAGAAGAATCAATTCGCATTCTTTCTGAGCCATCTGTCATAAATGCAATTGGTGAACTTGTATCTGTTCTTAAGCTAACTACGCTATTAGAACTTCTACCATCATTAAGAATAGAAAATTGAGTTGTACCATTTCCACCATTCAAAACAATATTTGCATAAGAATTTCCACTACCAGCAGAAAGATTTTCTACTTTTAAACTTGGATATACAGTGCCATCAGCTGATGTAGTGCTTTTGCTAATGTGTAATGTGTTTGCTGGACTTGAAGTTCCAATTCCAACCTTATTATTAAAAATTGCTGTTCCAGCATCTGACATATCAAGGGTAAGAGCAACTACTTCTGTACCACTATCAGTTCCTGCAAAAATCATATCTTTGTCATTTACATTTGATATAAGTTTCAAATCACTGCCAGTCATGCTTAAAGTGCCTACTGTAGTTCCTGCATCTTTAAAGAATATTTGATTATCAGTAGCATCAAGAGTTATGTCACCTGCTGCATCTATAATAAAGTCATCTGTAGCTGTAATGGTGTCAGCATCAATAGTAAGTTCGTCTATAACTACACCAGCGTTAGCAGTTAAAGCACTAGATGCTGATAAAGTAGTAAAAGCACCCGTACTAGCTGCATTTGCACCAATTGCTGTGCCATCAATTGCACCACCATTAACATCAACTGTATTATCTGCGGTAGTTGATAAGGGTAGAGTTATCCAAGCGTTATTTGCACTATTTCTTAGTTTGATTAAATTGTTAGTAGTATCAACCCATAACATATAAGCAAATTTAGTAGAAGGTTCAGAAGAACTAGAGTTGTTGCTGACGATTGCATCTAAGCAGTTATTTAAATCAGCACGAAAATTACTTCCACTTTGGTTTGCTATATCGTAATCGTGGGTTGCCATATTTTAAAATCCTCTAGCTAAGTAATCAAAAGTTCTAGCAATTGCACTATTAGAACTATTAAAAAATGTTATTGCGAAACCACTTGTTGTCAAACTAGAGATCGTATAGTAATCACCAGAAACCATATTTTGTGCGGTGATAGCTATTTGTGGTGTTTGCACAAAATTTTCACCAAAAGAAACGCTCAAAGCACTAGTTGACGTAGTGTTTTGTGCTGAATCAAGTTTTAAATAAGCACTAGCATTAGCAGATAAAGCACTGACATAAACTTGATGGGTTGCATCGCCACTTGTCACGTTCATTTTAAATTTGAAGGCCCGACCATAATAATTACCTAATCTAAAATCTTGATAATCACTAAAAGATGG